TAATTCCTTCTTGACTAAACTGGTCTTGAATTGACAGTGAACCATCCTTTGCTTTAGTCGAAGCCGAAGGGTCAAGTTTTAATATTGTAAATTTGTCTATATTAGGTTCTCTTTCTTTAATTATCTTAGCTAGTTCTTGAGGAGTTTTTTTGGTATAACGTATTTCATCATATATCCATAGTCTATTAAAGTAACTACCTTTCCAAGGTACTTTTTGTAATGCTCCTAAAACTAGTACAAATGGACGAGGTGAGTATCCCCAATCAGAACCACCTACTAATGTTAAATCAGACATTTGGTATAAAATTTTTAATTACATGAAGATAGGTATCAAACTCAGAAAAGAATTGTCCTTCAAAGACTGACCAATCACCATGTCGCCATGCTTTATATAAATTAGGGTCAGTTTTTTTAAGTCCCTCAAGATATTGTAAATATCCGATATCTTTCATTAAAGCAGGGTTATCTTCAATGGTTGCTGGTATATATATTCTTTTTCTACCATCATCACCTGTAAATACATTACTATAAATAGATGGTTTAACAAATCTATCATATACCCAATAATGTCCAATTGACCCAGGATTAGTAGTGTTTAATATTTGTGTTTTAATTTCAGGGATAGTAGTACGAAGTGACCCCATGATTTGAGTATAGTATTTCTCTTGAGGAATTAAGGTAAGCTCTTCAATTAAAATACGTTGATACTCGTGTCCTAAGTATTTCTCATAAGATGATTTATTCTTTAAATGTCCAAGTCTAAACTTTGCACCTGATGGCCATATCATTACTGCTGGATTACCTATCACTCTTACCCCAGCGTACTTATAAAGATAAGTTGCTCTATCAATCCAATCAACTAAGTCCCCATAATCTTTACGTAAAATTAAAGCCCTATATCTTGGGTGATGAATGTAATACTTATCTCGACCATCTTCAAATTTACCAATCTTTTCTCCGTGTAACCATTGTATTCCGCAGTCTGTTTTCCCCCCACCACGAGACCCTCCATAAAGTATTTCTGTTACTGTATTAGCTGATAATGACAATGCCAATTCTTGTTTTTCGTATGGTTTCCACGTCTCATTCATTGTCTTTACTTGGTAAATAAGGAACTGGGCCTTTTAATTCGTGGTCATCAGAAGTAATATCTTTTCTATCTCTCCAATTAAGAATATTTTTAGAAGCCATAATTGCAAATGGTTGAGCATATAGATTTTGTAGTCCATTAGTTATCAATATTTGCTCTTGACAGTCCTTAGCTCTCTTTATGGCGTCGGAAAATTCTTCATAAGTTTTAGCCCATTCGTTAAGTGTGTCTCTATGTACACCTAATTTAACAGCAAATCCAGCAAGTGTTGGTAAATCAGATGGCATGAGTTTTACTTCCTCTTTAGTTGTACCATTTTTATAGGTAATTATTACTGGTGTTTCAAAGTGAGGCTCGATATCAAAATAATCAAGTATCTCTTCACAATATTTTGGGTTATATTTTGTTGGAGCTCCTGCATGGTTCTTCTTAGTATTATTGTTTATTATTGTCATAATATGCGGTAATTAATTAACTAATCCCCTATTTTATCACTCCCCTCTTCAAAGTTTGTGCCTAAAAGAGTGTTTTTATGGGGACACACTCTATGGGGGAGGGGACTGAGTCTTACGGTTATTCTTCATCCAATAGTTTTCTCATTTCCTCCTCTTCTTCTTTTAACTTTGGATTGTTTTCTAATTCTACTGCTTCAGCACTGGGTCTGTCAATTGTCCCTATGTCTTCATTTTTTTGACTAAATTCTAATGCTGGTTTAATTGGGGTATTTCTTGGAAGGGTATAGAATCTTACTATCTCCTCCTTAGTAGGGCGAGAGAGTTCAGAGTTTAATATTAGTTTAATAAATTCTAGTGTTTGGTTATTCATATCTTTATTTTAAATAAAAACTTGTCATCATTCATAACCCATAATTCATTGTTTAGCATTCCTTCCTTAGCGATTATTCTAATACCAGACAAAACAAATTCGTCCCTATCTTTTATAATAGTTACTTTATGTTTTTCTTTTTTCTCTATTAATTGTTTTTCCAACCTATTAACAGCACATTTATTGGGATAAAGTTGTAGTAAAGATTCTGATATTAATTCACGACTTCTTTTATATTTCATATTTTCCCTCCCTTGCTTTTATGTAAATTGTGACTATTTAATTCATCTTTATAAATATACTTTGCTTCTTTAATATCTCTCTTGGTGACTCCTGCTAAAGCACTTGTACCATATTCCTCAATGTATTCTTTTGATAACTTACCTCCGATATATGGTTGAAGAATTGACTTGCCAAATTCTTTTCTTTCTGTTTTAATTTTCTCACTGGTAAATTCATGGGGCATTTTTGGTTTAGGAGTTTGTCTGTTTTTAATTTGACACTTCTCACAAGGTAGTATTCCATAGAGAGAATCTACTATCGCTTTATTCTTTAAGCACTGTGGGCATTTAATCATTTTTTATCGTCATCCTCCAAGACGATTCCAACATCTGAAGTAATAACCATAATAGCTACAGACATAGCACTTCTTAATGCTTCTGTTAATACAAGAGATGGATCAATAATACCTCCATCAATCATATTTTTAATTTCATTAGTAGTAACATCAACTCCCCAACCAAAAGGTTTATCTTCAATTTTAGCTAAATAATAACCAGAGTCTAATCCAGCATTATTTAAGAGTTTTTTAAATGGTTTAGTTAAAGCGGTAGTGATTATACGATAAGCATATTCTTCGTTCTGGTTAGTTGGAATAAGACTTTTAATAGCTGTTAAAAATGTGACTTCTCCACCTGGGACTATACCACTCTTAATAGCTGATTGAGTGGCTAAAATAGCATCATCTACTCGTTCTTTTCTTTCTCCCATTTCAATCTCTGTAGAACCTCCAACTTTTATAACATAAACTCCACCAGTCATTTTAGCAATACGTTCTTTAAGTTTCTCTTTGTCAAATTCAGTATCTGGATCTTCCATCTGTTTTTTGATGAATGAAATACGATCTTTAATCTCTTTAGGATCACCACCTAATCCCATGATAGTAGTTGTATATTCTGATGATTTAACAGTCTTTGCATATCCTAGATCATCAAAAGTATAATCTTTAAACATTTTTCCATGATCTAAAGCCATGAACGTACCACCAGTCATAATAGCTAAATCCTGTAACATTTCTTTTTGTAAATTTCCAAATGATGGAGCTTTAACACAAAGAATATTCATACCTCCTTTCATTTTAGTCTCAATAAACGAAGCTAGAGCGTTACCTTTAACTTCAGGGGCAATAACAACTAAATTACGAACCTTATTAGGTTTCATCTGTTCTTCAATGAAAGGTAATATTTCATAAATATCTGATATTTCTCTATCTGTAATTAAAATACGAGCGTCTTGAATGGTGGCACTCATATCTCGTGGATCAGTAGCGAAGTAAGGACTTATATAACCCTTGTCGATTCGTGTGCCTTCTTCATGTTCCAATACAGTTTCATATGATTTTGTCTCTTCGGCAACTAATACTCCATCTAATCCAATTTTATGAAGAGTTTTACCAATCATTTCTCCAAGATCTTTGTCGGCAGAGGAAATTGTAGCAACATTTATTTTATCTTGTTCTGTTTTGATAGGTTTTGATAGTTTTTCTACTTCTTTAATTATAATATCTCGACCTTTTTCTAACGATGACCTTAATGACATTGGATTGACTCCAGACTCTACTAAAATAGAAGCTTCTTTCATTAATTGATAAGCAAGGATTGTGGTTAATGTCGTTCCATCCCCAACTGTATTGACGTGTTTTTCAGAAGCTTCTTTTAAAATATTAGCTCCTGCATTTTCAAATTTATCATTAGGTTCTATATGACGAGCTACTTTGACTCCATCATGTAAAACAATAATTTGAAAGCCTTTATTTATAACGACATTTCTACCTCGTGGCCCAAGAGTAGTCGATACTGCCTTATAGACTTCCTGAGCACCTTTTAATAAAGATTTTCTAGCCTTACTACCAAATTTTGTTTTTGTGTATCTCATTTTGTAAATATTCCTAACACCCTAGTAAAAGGGGAAAGTATTAATCTATAACGTGGATTACCATCATAATTCATTTTAA